AAATGGCAGCAGCCAGTGGTAGAGGCCGAACACTTCATCAAGAATCTTACACTCAAAAATGCAGTCGTTCTTGACCCCATGTGCGGTAGCGGCACCGTTTGTCTTGCTGCAAAAAACTTAGGTAGACAGTCGATAGGAATAGACATAGACCAAAAAAGTGTTGAAATAGCAAGGAGTAGACTTGCGTGACGAGAGATTTTATACAAACAGCAAAATGCCCTAATTGCGGAACTCATGTGCCGGCAGAAACTCCTATAAGGCACTGGATACGAACCTGTCCTAAGCTTGATAGTTCCAGTAAGGGTGCAGCTATTGTGTGTTTTGATAGTGACATCCTCGTACACAAATACTTGACACACACAGACAAAAAGGGAACGCGAGATGTGCAAGCGTTGATGTTTATTGAGGCGAAAAGCCATGCGAATCATGAAGTTCGTATGTCGGATAGCCAGCGTGATACTCTCGGTATCCTGAACCAGCTTCTGCGAAATCGGCGAAGAAACATCTACAAATCATTACGCCGAAGGCAAGTGACCTATTGCCCGAACAAAGTCTATTCAAGTCTTAACAAGAAAAATGTCTGGCTGCGAGGATTTGGCGGCCACCTCCTCGAGCTCAGCAATAATGACCCTGACGACAGCAACTGGATGCGATGGGACGGAATGCACCTGATTACACAGTCCGAACTGATTAAGCTGCTGCGTTTCGAGACCGACCCGGATACCATGCGACCGATTAGTTGGCGGCGCCACCATAAAGAAAAGCCAATGCCGTTACTGCCGTATCCGAACATATTTTGAAAGGACAGAACGATGAAACCACCCTACATAAATCAACTGACACCACTGGAGCAGAGTCTGTTAGCACAAATGGTAAATGACACAAGCTCGCGGGTAGTCGCTGCACAAAAACGCCGCAGGTGCATCCGCCACGCAATGAAAGGAGAACTACATGCCCAGAACCTCAGCCCATCAGAGATACCGCCTGAAGCCGACGCAAGACTGCCCCAAGGGCCAGATAGTCCCTGGTGTGACAACGATTGTCGGGGTGCTGAATAAGCCGGCACTCGTACCCTGGGCCAACAAAATGGGTCTACAGGGTATAGACGTCAAGCGATACGTGGACGACAAGGCCGATATAGGAGTGCTTGCACACGCCATGATTATTGGCAAGCTTACAAACCAGCTGGTCGATACAAGCGAGTACAGTAAGCAGCAGATAGATGCAGCAGAGAACGCGTGTCTGTCCTTCTATGAATGGCAGAAAGAACACGAACTGACCGTTCTGCTGGCCGAACAGCAGCTTGTAAGCGAAACCTGGAAGTTCGGCGGCCAGTTCGATATCTACGGGATTGTCAATAAGACAAGAGAACTGCTGGACCTTAAGACCGGCAGCGGAATATGGGAGGAGCATTACTATCAGCTCGGTGGATATGCTATTCTTCTAAGAGAGAACGAATATACTTTCGACCAAATCCGCATTCTGAATATCCCCCGGTCACCGGATGAAAGTTTCCAGCAGATAACACTAAGTGGTAAAATGATTGATCTCAGTATGGAAATGTTCTTCGACTGTCTGAGTATCTACGAGCGCAAAAAGGAAGTCGCCAAGCTAATGAAAAGGGGTTGATTATGACTATTGCAGAAATAAAGAACTGCCCAGTAGGAAACTGGTACGAATTTACAGGCACAATCACAAAGATCGGCGAGATCAAACAGCGGATAGGAAGCGACCAATCCAACAGGCCCGGCCAGCCGTACATCGTCCAGAAACTTACCGTTACGGACAATACAAGCAGTATCGGCATGTGGGCCGAAGTAACCCAAGTGTTTGTTATGAGCACACGAGTCAAGGGAAGTGGTCTGCTTAGCGAATATTTAGGCAAAGCATTTATGAGTTACGCAAAGGTCGAACCGGCGTCGCCAATGGTAGGCGCAGCCTATACGGCACCGCCGCAAGCACTGCCGACAACACCAACCACCACGCTGCCAGGGCCAGAATCCCTACGCCAGCCACCAACCGGGGCCATGAACGACATGGAACGGGATGCTAAGACCACGGCCCGATGCGCGATAATGACGGCAAAGGACCTTGTCGTGGCCGGCAAGATAGAGCTTGAAAGTATGTATATTGTTACGGACGAAATTCAGCGCTATCTCAGGACCGGCAACCATCCTCTTATGGAAACCAAGGATGGCTCGATAGACCCAGCGCCAGTTGAAGACGTGGATGTGCCGCCAGCAGACGACGATATACCATTCTAATGAAATTTCACGGTGAAATACAAGATGGCAAGCTTCTCTTTCCTGCCTGGCAATGGCGGTTGCGCAACCGGCACTTGCGCAGCCTTGAAGGCAAAAAAGTGGTCGATGATATCAGAGAAGATCATAAGCCAAAAACGTCACAACAGATGGGATATTACCATGCAGTTGTGCTGCCAACGGTTCACAAGCAACTGGTAGCCGATGGTCATGAGGTTATGGGCGTGCCAATTTCCGAGGATATGACGGACAAAATTCTCAAGCATCAGTGCGCTCAGTTCGACTGGGGCAAGATAATGAATAAACGGGATATGTCTGTCAAGCATGCAAGTCATTTCCTCGACAACTGCATTCGCTGGGCAAATGATATGTTAAATTGCAGGATACCGGAACCCAATGGGGCCGAAGCAAAAAGCGTGGAAGGCGTGCAGTAAATACATCCGGCTGCGAGATGCAATAGACTTCTGCCGACTGCACAAGATTGATCCGAGCCAATTCAACCGCGTAGAGGACCTGCCGGTCCAGTGCTGCGACTGCAAAACGATAAAGTCGTGGATACGTATGGACGCCGGCCACTTCATAGGCCGCGGCCTGGGCGGCGGGTCCGGGGCCTACTTCGATGAGCGCAATATCCACGCGCAGGCCAAACGATGTAACCAGTTCAAGCAGAACGACCCGAAGTATCATCAGTTCATGGTGGACAAATACGGCCAGAAAACTATAGACGAACTTGAACGCAGGCACCGAATGCCTGGCAGCAACGACTACAAGGCAATAGAACTTCACTACAGAGTGCTGTATAATGAGCTTGTGAAAGGAATTTGAGATGGAATTTACAGAGGAATTTCTTGAGTTCTGGAGCGCATGGCCGAAGCGATGGACGGAAGCCGGCAGGTGGGTCAAGCTGAATAAGTTCAAGGCCTTCCAATGCTGGAAAAGACTGACAAAACACGAGCAGCAGTGGTCAACCAATACCGCCAAGTCTTTGCAGAGCGGCAAGTATGTACCGGATGCCTTCCGCTGGCTGAGAGATAAAAGGTTTATGGACTATGAGCATAAAGAACCTGGCTACCAAAAACAGACAGAGACGACATCTCCCGAAATAAGCAAAATGTGTGAAGGGATTGGCAAGCCTCTACCAAAGCCCAAGAACGTAAATATTGAAGTTCGCAAGCTATTGGCGAAATTGTAGTTTCATTTTTCTGTCCGTGGATGGGGCGTACAGCAGCCGGGCGCCTCATCCATTTTATTATGAATGAACCCAAACTGATTTATACATACACATGCGGCAGAACCTTGGAGGCAGAGGACTTAGGTACGCCAGGTCTTATACTAAGCCTGTCAGGCGATAAAGACGATGATATCGCAATATATATGGACGATGATGCAGTTCGTGAGTTTCACAAATGGCTGTCAAATACATGCTGTCTGAACATGAGTACAAAACTGCGAGAGTCGGCACTCACGCATAATAGAGGCTCGCACACACCGCGCAAAAAAAGAGGGCCTGCCCAAGAACCCCCAGGAAAATAGACAGGCCCAATCCTACCAAGCTACCCACCGTAGCATACGAGTTATCTGCCGTTGGGGTCACTAAGCATCTTCATTATAAGCTCGGTCTGGCCCTTTATCTCGAGCTGGCATTTCTCCAGATTATGTTTCATCTCCGAAATATCGGTTTTCACATCGGCAACATCCCGCCGGATAAGAGGCACATCGAATCGGAGTCGGTCTATAACCGGCAGGCACTCATTTTCATGGTTGTTAAATTTCTGCCTTACATGGTTGACATCATTGCGCAAATTGGTATAGCCAACAAGGCCTGTAGCACACATAATTATTACGACAATCAAAAAACGCGGGTCCTTTAATCTGCTGGCAAAATTGTTTTCGCTCATTTAACTCTCCATCGCTGACGTAATCGCATCTGTCTTCTCTTTCGGTTAGCTTCGTGTGTCTCGCTGCGTATGTCCTTTACCGGATGGTATCGCCAGTACATATTCAAGTAGTTCCGTGCCGTGTCCTCGTCAATGTCCCAGCCTTTGAAACTGCGATTGTAGGCCCTGACAAGATCGTCATCCATCTCCGGGTTAGTGTAATAGTAAACGGCATTTGAGAGCATCTTATCAGGGTCACGCAGGAGCTTCGCCACCCTTTTCTTTAAGTCTTCATTCAGTAAGGGGTTGTCGTGCAAGTTCTGGACTGCCTGGTTGTAGTTTTCCAAGCTGCTGCGCGGGCTGCTGTGCTTACCTAACTGCAGGAAAGTCGTATCGTCAGACTGGTCCCGCAACTGGTACATATCTTTCTCAAATTTTCGCTGCCGATTGTCCGCCTCGGTATAGCCTGGCCGGATACCCAAAATGGTCCCAACGGCAGTATAGGCATGGTCAATGTTCCTGCGCCTTGACTGGGTGTATGTACTCACGGAAATAGGAGCCAGTTGCTTGACCTCATAGGCCAGCAGCTTTAAGACTTTTATCGTTGTCGGATCTTTGGGATAGAATACCTTGTCCTCTTTGTAATCGTATACGGCGTTGCCAGTCGTTATGTTTAGCAGGTCTGCGCCCAGCTTGAACAGCGGAGCTTGCATATACTGCTGGCGCTTGCCAAGATAGTCCAGCGGTAACCTGTAATGGCTCTTTATCTGTTCGCCAATGTCCTTGGCCTTCGGGTCGCCAAGAAAGGCGTTTACCATGATGCCCCAATAGTCCTTTTCGTAAGAGTACAGGTCCCATACGACCTCGCGACCCTTCTCGTCCATCTTGCCGGTGCGTATCTTGCCGAAGTCCCGAATATCGTCAACATCCTTCGGCGGCTCCGGCCATTTGCCGCCCAATAATGCACTGCCAATAGTGGCGACAGCCGTAGTCAGGAAGATACTGTTCGCTATCTGCTGCCTGGATCGACTGGCCCTCAGTTGACTTAAAGCCTTCACCTGCGTCCGCAGGTTGCCTTCGAAGTAACCAGGTGCCAGCAGGAACAGTCTCATGGCCGAGGTCACCGTCCCGGTCCTGCCGAACAGTCTCTCGTTCATCATGCCGTAGAAGTTCTGCAGCTCCGTTATGATCTCACGCTTCTCCGTCTGAGTCAGCGAGTCACCTCTTTGCCGTTCCAGCTGCAAGACCCTGTCCTGATAGGCCATTGCCTTGACGTGAGGAATGTATTTACTGAACAGCCAGTCAACGTAACTCAAAGGTATCATGTACTTGCCAAGCTTCTGATACTGAGGCGCCAAGCGGCGCATCATTTGCAAGGCCTCATACTGTAAGCTGTACTTGTGTTCGCCGCCTAAATGGACGTACTCTTTATACCACGGCTCGTTAAAGACAGGATCGTTCTTCGTGAAACCAGTCGTCAAGACCCTCTTAACAGCCTTCGGATGAAGGACTTGAAAATAGCCTGTATCGGCCAAGGTGTTCTTGACAATGTTCTTGTGATGGTGCATGGATCCTATAAACTTGGCCATCTGGACAAGCTGCGCGGCCTTGCGAGCCGGACCTGTAACCTTGCCGCGAGTGACTTTATTAGTAGAAATTAGGCCGTTGATAAGACGTGCAAGTTCAGGCTCAAGACGATAGCCTTTGAAGGCCGGTTCGCCTAACACGGGATCGCCAATGTGCTGCCATGTCGGGTCTGCCTTTTCGGATGGCATGATGTAAATGTTCTCATCGCCAAGCCTGCCCTGGTCAATTAGCGTCTCCCGCAACCCTTCCATGCCAAATCGCTGCGCAATGTCAACCATCTCGGAGCCGAGATTGGCAATAGGATTAGGGTCCCTCAGTTCCAATCCGTAGGCCCATGCCTCTGCGTAGGTCTCCATCTTCTTGTGCTGCCGCCAGCGCTCGGTGGTGCGATAATGCTCCGTGAAATTGGCAACGCTAATACCCTTCTTGCGAGGCTTGTACCTGCCGTAATGGTAGTCGGCCATCTTGTGAAAGTCTTCCCACAAGTACCCCTCATCCCAACCTGTTGTCTTGGAGATATAATCGTAGGGAATGTCCCTTGCCTGCTGGATTGCCCGCCAGAGGTCGGGGTCCTTCAGTTCTTCAGGGAGTCTGTCGTATGCCTGTTTCTGTAGCTCCCGATACTTAGGCCGACGGTCCTCCTGCATCGCCAGTGTAAGGTCGTTCAGCGTGTCAGGATGGTACTGGTCAAGCCAATCGTGAACATCCCGCATGGTCTGGTCGCTGTTGCGCACCTCGGTGTTCATGTACTCAAGACGCTTAACTTCCGGCAGGTGAATGGCCTTGAGAACCTCGGTGACAATCTCCTTGCCATGCTTGCGCTCCGCTATACTGATAGGCTGAAAGACACGCTCAAATGGCCGTGCTAAGCCACTGGCTATCTTCTTGCCCGCCTCCAGCATCTTTCGCCTTGTGTTGACCGACTCAGGCTTTGGCTTTTCAAACTGCGGACCGGCAGGTTCCGGTGGCACAGGCGGCACTTCAGGCGGTGCAGGTGGCTTAGCAGGTGGTTCAACTCCCCTTGTAATACTTGTAAAGCCTGGTTGCGCACTGATTGTGGTGAAACCGGCTTCGGCCAACGCCCTGTGTTTCTGCTGCTTAAAGTTCTCATCATAGGGTGTTTCCCGTGTCCAGCCCATACCTTCAAGACCAGCAAAAACATAGTTCAGAACTTCGGCAGCAGGAACGGCTTGCCATTGTGCTTTTTGTTTTATCATTTCCTCGGTTGCAAGTTCGCGTTGGTTCAGTGGAAACAATTCGGTTGACCCGTCCTCGAAAAGCAATCTTATCCCGGCTTCCGAAGCCCGGACTTGGTGGCCAATCTGGCCCTTGCGCGGACCCTCCAATACTCGATGAAGGATATAAGCGCCCATATAATTGTACGTTTCGCCTTCTGCCCCTATACCAAAACTGCGGCGAGTGATACCATGTTTGTAGATACGAATATTCGGATTGTCTTGGGCCCGCCCCATATACATGAAACCTTGACGCCACTCTTCCGGAACAACAAGTTCCAAAGGCTTCCAGTCCGGGTCGACACCAACAAATTCACTTACAAATTCATGTGTTTTCTTCGCAATATCTTCGGTTGAAATTGGTGGTTCGGCAGCCTTGGCAACCTCGGACAGCAGTGGCGGGACTTCCTCTTCCGGCACTGGCCCTAAGCGCTCGGTCTCTTTGGCAAGCTCGGAAACGGCAGGCGGCTGTTCTCGACTTTCCAGCTTGCCGAGCTCGTCAATCCCCTCGCGTATCTTTTCCCTGAACCTATTTAGTGCCTGGGGCCCGCCTTCGGTGCGTATCCGGTCAAGTTCCCTTCCATAGCGAGTCATTATTTCTCTTTGCTCAGTCGAAACCTCACCTTTAGCCACGTATGGACTGACTGCACCGCCAGCAAGACCCAAAACTCCGCCAGCAACAAGATTAGATTGGAATTCGTCAAGCGCATGCTGCATACCTTCCATAACGGCGGCTGGAATATCCTCCGGCTTACGGTAATTGTAGCCGAAATGTGCTAAGAAGTTTTCACCCACACCCGCCAGAAACTCCTGCGCCGACTCCATCGTACCAACCTTCAGCATTCGATGAAACTTCGACTTTGTCAAAGGCTTGAATATCTCCTGGAACGGTATGCTTTCCGTTGTCGCCTCCCATGCAGCAGTCGCAACCGCCACCTTATCGGCAATGGGAATAGGCGCTCCCCTTCTCCGCTGCTCACGATACGCGCCTGCACCGGCCATTGTGGAAAGCCAGGCAAGTCCGACCCCAGGCTGAGTGGCCGCACCCAGTCCTATCGCCATCATCATCGGCGGTAACGCTTCGGCAGAAACGGCAGCAGCCTTCGGTAGTGGCATCTGTCGCCACTTGGCCTGTATGACTTGAGGGTCAGGCGCTTCCCATCCTTTAGCTGCCTGCTCTTGCCACCAGTCGTTCCACTTCTTGCCAGCCCCGGCAAAGCGGCCCATCTGCTTGTCGTAAAACTCCAGCGGCTTGGAAGGTCCATACTTTCTGACTAAATGCTCCGCCATAACATCAGCGCCCGGCAGGTTAATGTGCTTGGTCAGAATGTTGCCAATCGTAGACCTCTCAATCGCCCATTGGAGCTGACCACCGAGTGCGCCAATCCCTGCCTCAATGCCGCGCACCAGGCCTCTGGGAACCTCTGCCGCCGTCTTTTTAAGATGCAAAGACGGTCCCTTTCGCGGAACTGCGTAGGCGCCACCAAAGGCCCCGGCAGGAACATTCACCGGGGAAGGCGCAAACGGACCCTCGGCAGGAAGCTTGTAGTCCTGCTGTTCTTGTCTCGCTATTATCTCGTCAAGTGACATTATTTCTTCTGCGCTGCCGTTATCCTGCCAAGGTTCTTGAGAACGTGAGGATAAATATCAGCGTCGTACAAAAGCTCTTTCCACGTAGTTGTAAAGCCAATGCCTCGCGAGGCCGTGCGAAGCTTGGTTTTTAGCGCCTGTGGCAGGTACGGAGTGACTGCAACAAGTATCTGCCTGGCGAATTGGTCGGTCATTTCGTTGGGTGCAGGCAACTTGCCAGGTGCTGCCGTAACGCCGGCCTTCGGAACCGCTGCCGGAGGCTTAGCTGCTACAGTAGTGGGGCCGGACGGCGGAGGAGGGGAGGGAGAGGTAACGCCCGGCCCCGTACCTAAGTTATTCGGGTCTATCAGCACCGGCATTTCTGCGTCAATCTGTTTCTGAATTTCGCCTATCTGTTGCCTGTACCATGCGCGATTTGGATCATCCTTATCCAACAAACTCAAGCCGTAGTTCAAATCGCCCAGTCGCTCGTACAGGTCATCACCGCTAACCTTCGCTATCTGCTTGCCAAGGCGGTAATTGTACTCAAGCGCCAGTTGCTTCTTCTCGGCCTCTGTCCCTGCAGCCTTCCATCGCGGCAGCCAGTCGTTTACCACCCAGTCTTTTTCATTCCACAAGGCGTCGTAATAGGCGCTTCGAGTGGTAACTGCCTGCTGTTCATAGGGCAATAGCGCCTCGCGCCTGCGGGACTCCATCCACTGCGCATGCGCGCCCGGCTCGAAGCCAAATGCCGCCCGGCCCATCATACCACCCGCCGCACCCGCTAAGCCGCCAAGCAAGTTGCCTGCCCATCCCGCTCGTTTCGGCGTGGGCGATGGTGGCGTAGTTACTCGCCCGGCTGCCGGTCTGATGGTTGTTAATGGCGCTGCTCTCAATCCTGCCAATACGTTTTCCCACATGATAGTTTCCTTAAGCGGTAAGTCCGGCTAATAAAGCATCCCAGATATTCTTATCTTGCCCGAAGGATTGTCCCCCAGTTAAGGCAGCTGTCCCAAGGCCACCAATAACAGAAGCCATCGAAGGTTGTACGGTAGTTGTGCCGCTGACGACATTTGAACCAAATGGAAGCCCCATAAGCCATTGAATGACTTGGAGTGTTTCTGGGTCGGTAATCCTGTTGGCGGCGGCAAATCGCTGGACCTGCTCGTTTATCTCTGCCTGCTGCTGGGCCTGTGGAATACCAGCCAAGCCTGAAAGTGCGGCAAGCGTCTGTGCCTGTGCGGTTGTCCCCGCCGCCGGGGCGCCTATGGCGGTCAACGCCTGGCTGCCCGCGCCAAGAGCGCGTTCGGCCCGCGCCTCTTCGATGGCACGATTGACGGCGGCAACGTCCCATTCGGTCTGCGCCCTTTGCGCATTGATATAATCGGCCCAGTCCTGAATTACCTCCTGCCTCTGGCCAAGCTCCTCGGTATGGGTAAAGCCACGACCGCCCCATGCTTCACTAACCGCCGGAAGGACGTCCCTCTCAAGCATCTTTTTGGATGGGTCGTAAATAGCACGACCAAAGTATTGTTCCGTCTCTTCAGGGGTTATTGGCTGAGCACCCATCTCGCCTCCCATTGCCGACATTAAGCCTGTAACCATTGGCTGCCATAATGGCGACTCGGTAAACGGCGTTACCTGGCCTTCCAGCCCCTGGCCTGTAGCAAGAAGAGACTCCTGCCATGGTGTCAATGGCGCAGTCATTGCAAAGGAAGGCATCGGCTGGCCCCGGCCTATTGCCGGCCCATACTTCTCCCAAAGCTCCTCATAATAAGGCTGTGCTTCTTTCGAAGGCTTACTGACTGTCGTCTGTTCCTTAATAACCTGCGGACTGAAATAATCTAAAAAAGCCATCTTGCTACTCCAGCGTTTCAAATAGTTTGTCCGGCGTATTCTTAACCCTGACAACGCCAGGCTCTATGAACTGGCGAAGAAGGTATATCTGTCTCTGCATAAGGTTCAAGGTTCGTTCCAACTCCACTCTCAACTCTTCCACGTTTTCAGCCTGCAAGGGCGCTATATGGTCCGGTACTTCCATTACCTGTTCTCCTCAACCAGAGGTTCCAGAACCTTGTAGCTTCTCACGCTAAACGCCTTGCCCGAAAAGTCCTTCATGGCAAATTGAATGTTGGTGCTGGACTTGTTTATCCAGAACGTTTTCTCTTCGTAATTACTGGTCAAATCGAAACTTACATCGGTCCAGCCGGTGTCGGAAGTATCGAAGTCTGAGATACGATAGCCGACATACATAGCACCGTCATCGGAGCCTTCGGCCACGACCGATAGCCCCGGCCATCGTTTCATTGTATCCGGCAGGCCCCAGTCAAACTCCCCGGTCACATGCCGACAGGCAATAAGATTGCTGTCATCTTGGGTATATGTTTCATCGACCTGAAATATCATGCCCGTAGCATCGCCGAGCAGGATGCGCTCCTTGAGTTCTCTGACCTCGACGACCTCGTTATAAGTGTCACCGTTAGGGTTGTACAGGCCGAAACTCAATGTATCATCAACCGTAATATCAGCGGTAATACAGGCTCCTATGCTATCGTCCCAGGCCCGGACCCAGGCCTTGTCCGTTGAAACGTCCTCGATGGCGTAAAAGTGGGTTCCGAACTGGTTCGTATAAGTACCATCAGTTGTATAAATTGAGCCGTCCTCAATCACCATGATATCATTGATAGTAAAGTCGGCCTTGTAATTGGCACCGACAGAGCCGTCAAATCTCAGGCCACCCGCACAAAATGATGCGTTTGTCGGGTCAAAGGCAAGCGTTCGTGAAGTATCAAGCAGCTTGTCGCCATACCTGATAGTTAGATCCGCAGCGGTGCCTGTGCCATCGTTGGCATCGTAGGGACTCAATGTGTCAAGCGCCTCACTGTAGCTGTCGCCGCTTGTATAACTTTCGGCGCCTGCAAGAGTTACGGCAGTTATCCCTTCGGCGCTGCTATACTTCGACGCAAAATCCCGAATGGTCCAGGCATTAGTCAGCATGTTCATGCAGTATGCCTTGGTGATATACGTTGATCCGCTGGGGACAATGAACAGCCAGAGCCTTTTATGCTCCGGGCCTATCAGCATCCAGCATCTCGCATTATAGGTCGGGTCCAACTCGTCCTGAAGGTATTTGTGAATGGCGTCGCCTATCGGTTTAATTAAGCTGCCGCCATAATATGAATAGATATTGTAGTCGGTCCCTACGAAGTAATGAATATTCCGTTTCCAGCATAAAAGATGATAGGATAGCAGGCCCAAATGCGACTCCACCGGCCTCGGATCGAACACCATCTTGCCGCCGACATATTTCAAGGACCATATCCCCTGGGTCTGGTAGATAATATGGTCTGCACCGAGCGGGGCGCTCCAGACGTTGGCTCCCGCAGTCTCGTAGAGATTGGCAGCGCCGGAGCCTGTCCCCGTCCAGGTCTCTATCTTGCGAATTACCGGCCACCGCACCGTCTGGTTGTTTTCCGTCCAGACTTTGCTGGATGAGCTGTAGGTCTGAGGACTCAGTAAAATTAGTCTGTTAGGCGCCGACTGGCTGACCTGAAGCGCCCTGTGCGTGGTGCCATCGTGATAGCCGCCCGCGCCGACAAGATCGGCGAAGTCGTCCTCATATCTGCCGGCCCATCGCTGGATATTGGAAAGCCCGCCGTCACAGACTACTACGTGATGGTAGGCATTGGACCGAGAACTGTCATCGTCCAGGTAAATGGCCGTATCATCATGGCCGACAACGGCGTAACTTATCGGGTGGTCTATTGCAGAATTGTAGGTAACTCCAGATTGACTTTTGTCATCCCATCGGGAGTTTACCCTGTCATGCTCGTATATTTTCTCGGTGGTTACAGCCATTACGTGACCGTATTCGTCCAGTTCCTTCCACTGAAAGACGCAGAGAACAATATCGCCGCTGTTCAAGCCTGTCGTTGTAAGATCAACCTTGGTAAAGCCCTGCGGCGTGCGGAGAATGCCATACTCGTACAGGATGTTCTGGGTACCCTTGGCAGCCGCGCGTGGATCGAGCGCCTGCGTTGACATCAGCGCATTGAGTCCCATGTCAGGCGATTGGACTAACATTCAAGTTCTCCACAAACACATCGTCCGTTGCCAGTATCTTTTCCGGTTTTTTTGCAGGCTGTCCTCGTTGCCAGATCTGCAGGACTTTTTCAATAATAGCGTTCTTTATCATCCCGTCCGTACGCAGCATCGGCACACTTTCCGAAAGATTCAATTCGGTAATACCGTCGGTAGCCTTCGCACGGAAATACCAGGAATTTCCATGTCGTTCCAATTTGTTAGCAACCTTTATCGTCAGCATTTATCTACCTATCGCAATCCATCGAATTGTAAGGTCTCCGATATCCCCGCCTTGATGCACAAACTTTTCCTCGCTGACATCAGTAACTGCAAGGTTCATGTCACGGTCCGATTCAAACTTTCTCGGAGATGTAACTACCTGCATGCCATCGTTGGGAAAGGCAATATCGTAGGTTACATCGGTAGTAGCTGTGCCGCTTACGCTCATTTCGCCCCATTGTAGAATAAGGCCGCCTTGCAAAGTGACATGCCCGGAACTGGCGTCCGTAATTGCGGTGCTTCCCGTACAGAATGAACCTGATATGACTACATCTGAGAAGTCTGCCTGGTCCTGAACGTCCATACTATCATCACAGAGAATGGCACTTGCGCAGTGAAGCTGACCGCTGATATTCACAGAGTCATCGCAGATAAGAGGGCCGGTGATCTCCACGGAAGTAAAGTCAACGGACCCGTCAAATTGCCAGTTGCCGGACCATGTGATATCATCGCCCTTGCAGAAACTGCCGGAACCCCAGACGAACTCGTATAAGTCATCTAACGCTGCTGCAGTGCCTTCGCCCGTATAGCCGCAGAGAATGTTCCTCGTCTGGTCGTAGATGATGTCTCTGCCGATATACGTGCCGTCGTTACAGCCTGTGGATATATCTGCCGTGGCATCTTCAATTCCCACAACGGCACAGCCGCCCGGTATATGCTCGCCGCCTACCGTGGCATCGGCATATCCCACATGCTCCTTATCGGAACGTTTCTGGACGGCCTTGGCTACATGGTTAATGTAGCGATAGTCGAGGCCGTGAGGCTGGTCTACGTCAACGTCACTTTCCCATGCTATCCCGTCTCCTGCTGGATGTACTGCCATTTTTGCCTTCCCTTAAATACTTTTCGACTCTCTTAAAGTCGTCTTCGGTGTCTATGCTGAGTTTCTGGTCAATGTACTTCTTGTATATTTCTATTCTGTTAATGAAAGGACAGCGTCTCATAAATGGTGTTACGTGCTCGCGATCTTCGTCCCGCACGGCTTCTTCAAAAGTCCACCGGAGAAGTTGCATGGTGAAGACTTCCACATCTACACCATCATTATGATTAAGCCAGGAATTATAGACAAGTTCCGACTTGTCTGTGCCAATGCCTGGAATGCACCAATTTATTATACCTGGTTTCACGCATGGACAATCACCCGTCAGTCTGACAATAACATCAAGTTTTGCCTGCTCAGATGCTTCGTAAACCCGTGCAAGAACATCATTCTCCTGGCCGCCATACCATTTTATGTCATGTTCTTTTGCGTATGCGGCAAGGATCATATCCTGTATCGGAGTCGCCAGAATTACCGTGTCTACATCAGCCTTCTTGGCCGCATCTATCACATACTCAAGGACGGGCTTGCCGTTCAATAATTTCAGCGTCTTGCCCGGCAGTCTTGTACTTGCCATTCTGGCCTGAATAATTGCACCTGTCATTTTCGGTATATCCTCGATGCGCACCACGGACAGTTCACGGACTCTTTCTCGTATGACTTGTCTATATAAAATTCCTTCTTACAGATATTGCACCATCCCCGATGCAGGACGTCAATCGGACTTCGATGCACAAACTCCGTGCCGTAGTTCTTGTGCGCCTCCGGCCAGCACAAGGTAAACTTGCCTTTCAACTGGTTGATAATGTTCGCTGCCCGCTGAGTGGCCCTGCCGTCCATGAGGCCGAACCTGCCCTTCTCCAGTCTCTCGATAGTCTTCAAATTGGCATTCGACTTTGGCTTGGCCGTAATTATCGCCCGTATCAGCGAGTAGGCGTTATCGTAGGTGGGTGAGACCCTATTAAGTGGCGTATTGCGAGTCCACCACCAGTCTTCGTCCGCCTTCTCGGGCGCATCATGGTCAATGAACCTGAAGGCGGGCTTATTTAGAAGGTGCATCTCAACGGCCATAGTCGAGCCGCCATGAATGAGATAGTCACAATTTAGCAGGGCCTCCGTGGCACTTGACTGGTTGTCTATACCAACGTCAAGCGCATCGCGGTATGGCTTTACATCCACGCCGGGATGCGGCCTTACGAGAATATTCATCCTGCCCTTGACTGCCGCCTTCAGTATTCGGATCATTGCAATATGGCATTCTCGCAGTTTCTCTTCCGAGGCGAATGTCCTCATCTCGTCTATTACAAGGTCCGGTGCCATATCTACGAATCCCCAAGGCGCGCCTACCAGAATGGTCTTTTTGTCCTCGGCGAGGTTCAACTTCCTGCAGAACTCCTGGCGTGTCAGAAACTTCTTCTCGAAGCTGCGCTGCTTGTAAATATCCGTCATAAAAGAACCGCATGGAACGACCTTAAAGGTGCAACCTTTGCGCTTAGTCAATATTTCGGCCTCTTCTCTGCCCCAGACCAGTTCAACATCAACCTGATAGCGGACCTGACTGAGAATGTGCGTCCTCTCCTTCTCCGTTATTGACCTGAAGTCCTTCCAGTCGCAGCTTGCCTCGGTGTGCCGTGAGGCAACGGCAATACCCCATTTCTTAAGCTGCTCGGCAAAATCCGCTGCGTAAGGGTTCCTTACCGGCGGCACGACACAAACATCCGGCTGAAATTTCAAGACCGACTGCCGACCTTCGCGCAGGCATTTGCGGACCCAGACCTTATTGCCCATTTTCCGTAAATGTTCGGCAAGCAGACTGTCAACAACGGCGTCACGCTGGGGACTGGCCGACAGAATAAGTATCTTCTTCACAACTTGAACTCCAAACAAACTTGCACTTTGCCGCCGAAGCCGCCTTTGAACTGGCTGATACCGTACTGCTTATGGCTCTGGTCGAAGATCCTCTCGCCCATATCAACCCACCGGACACCTATCTTCTTGGAATGCAGAATGCCGCGCCAGATGATGAAGTGGCTGTTATCCTCACAGGCGCTGCAAAAATAGTATGATGTCTTTTTGTTGAACACGAAAAATGCGCCGGCCTTCAGGCCATCCTGATAGGCCAGCACTAAAAAGGCCTCTTTCTGTGCTATCATCCGGCTCTGAACTCGCCAGGTCTTCGGGTCCCGCGTCTGCCTGCCGGCACATTTCGTATGCAACTCCTTGAACGCCGTCAGGTGCTTGAGCCTTTCAAGCTCATTATAAGATGAATTTACAACGACAATCTCATAGTCCTTCCACTGCTTGACAAGCTGCTTGTAGCTCCTGCGTATCTTGCTGAATAGTACCGTATTGTCCTGTGACAGGTCAATCATCTGCCTGTAATACGGAGTAGGGACAAGACCGTTTCGCATCAGGAACATGCTGGCCCTGGACAGGCCTTTTATCAGATAGTCACGATACCATATCCTGTCAGACACATGCCAGAGTTGATGAATTTCATCTGTCTGCACATTGCCGTTATCTATTACAGGCCTGCCAAAACCGCTTATCTCGCCCTGCTTTAAGGCTGCGACCATATTATTCGTAGAGATACCCTCGTAAGGCCCTGAGTAGGCCTGCTGATACTCTATGCCCAACGGGCTGTATAACGGTGATGTATGATTGGTCAGGTCCATATTCGCCTCACACAAATAAATGCCTCGGCATGCAAAACTCCGACCTGCTGGCCACGATAGACCGACAATGCACGAACCCCATCATAGGACCTGGGATGCGGAGGCGGCCTCATCTCTGTGTAAAATGCGAGTAGCACATTTACCTTCTTATCAATAAAGTCTGTTACTTCAACCCATGTATTTGGCGTAAATGTCTTCTCGGACCATTCCGTTGAGGAAGGTACCTCGTATTGATAAATCTCCTTGACCGGACATCCGGGTACCGGCCTGCAAGCTGCCATTGTCGCCTCAGAAATTATTCTGTGGTCACGGTTCAAGTCGTATGCGTAATGAGTGAAAACCACGTCAGGCTTGATAGAGTAAATCCTGGTTTCTATCTCCTGAATTACGTCCTTGAGTGCAATCCGGTCAAATTTCTGGTCGGAAGGCGTTCCTCTGCCCTGGCCGTAAACAAACCTTTCAATACAGGATACCTCCGGCTCAAGCTTCTTAAGAGTAGCCCAGCATCCGAGTTCAATATCGTCAGGGTGACTTGCCACTGCCAAGATTTTCATAATCCGTACTCATTGCCCTGAAAATGCGTGATGTTTTATTCTTGTCCCATCGCTTGAACCGGACAGATTTGCCTCTCTGCGGGACCGGCTTGGGGTTCGTCTGCACAATAAAAGGTACCATATAATTGCGAATTATGACGTCTGCACGGTCATAAATTTCGTCCGCCGTGCCGTAACTAATATCGAAGGCGCACTTCATATACACATCGCCACCATCTGTTATCTCGCAGCAGCGAATGGCCGAGATCATGGTCGTCTCATGGCCCAAATACAAAAGGTTCTGCAATGGACTTCCGCCCCTTCCGTAGGGAACATCGGTCATGTGAAAGATAACCACCCGGTATCGCTCGTAAATTTCCGGTGGTATATACCACGACCAGAAGGGAACAAATACCCACTGGCAGTTAATCTGGCCAAGTCGCGCAGCAGTCATATCTGCGTGACTTGTTATGTCTCCGTCACCCCTGTTGGTGACGATGATGTATACCGGGTTTGCCATGTCTCTACGTCCATACAAAAGTAAGCAGAGTCCCAATACCTGCCCTTATAGAACTTCCTGGCAGGCAGTATAATCCATTCGCCTGCACCGAAAGCCTTTTTCCAGAACCTCCAGCCCCTGATGTTGCATTCATAAACTTCGCCGCAGATCATATCCAAATTAAGGCGATTGAATGCCTCTTCCAAGAGTAAATCCAGCGCTTTCGTGCCATATCCTTTCCCCTGATATTGCGGGTTGACAGTCAATGTTATCTCGCCAAGCGAGTTCTCCCACTGGATAGGATCAAAACCGCCGAACGCAAGCAAACTTTCGTCTGTTGAAACTACCGAATAATACCGCGCCGGATAATGCCTCTTGCAGATGACATTCTCATAAAATTCGGTCTGCATTTGCTGTGTCAGCATATATGCCGTTCGCCAGACTTCCATCGACTCGTTTCGCCACTGGCGGTACAACTCACAATCTTCAGCAGTTGGTGCTTGCAACTTTATTGATTATCTCCTTAATTTTGTCGATAATCCCACGATGTGCAAGTGTGGGAAAGATACTCAGATGAGGACCTATTAAGAGTCCTCGCTTACAGCATTCAACCAGGAACTCACGCCTGACATCCAGCATGAAACGGCAGGGAAAGCCTTTGTGCTTAACCGGCAGGTCCTTGAGAATTTCCCGACCAATATCCCAGATAGGCCATTTTTCGCTTTCAAGAACATCCAGAGTCGCCATTGCCGCCGTTATTGCCGTCAGCGACTCTGCGTAGGTGCTTGATATGAAACAGTCCTTCTCAATTACCTGCATGAGTTCCTTCTTGCCGCAGACGAAGGAAAAAGGCGCCATTCCGTTGGTAAGCGCCTTGCCGAAACATGCCAGGTCCGGCGTTACGCCAAAATGCTTCTGTGCAGAACCGCCCGGATACCTAAAGCCCGTAACAACCTCATCAAAGATAAGAACGACTGCCCACTGCGTACACCATTTGCGAATGGCTTCAAGCGGAAGCGCCTCAAACCTTGCCGGTTCCATTATGACAGCGGCAGGTGCCGCTCTTAAAGTAAACAGTTTATCAACTTCGATACATGAAACCGTATGCGCCAAGCCTGAGCCTGCCGACTTCGGCTGCGTGTAGGAAAACCACGGATGCCAGCCGTGATAATGGTCCTTAAAGGTTATTATCAAGTCCCTGTTAGTATACGCGCGTGCAATCTTGACCGCCGCGGTAGTCGCCTCCGAGCCGCTGGTAAGGAACCTTACCTGCTCTGCGCATGGAATTAGACTGACCAGCCTCTCGGCCAATTCGACAACTTTCGGATGCGTCAGACTCATTATCTCGCCATCACCTGCGAACTGGCGAATTTTCTGCCGGATATACTTGTTATTATGGCCGAGAATTACTGCACCGAGCGCGCTGGCCATATCGATGTATCCTTCACCTCTGCTGTCCCAAACATAGGGACCTTCACTCCAGCGCGAGTATATTGGAAAGCCGTTGCCAAAGCGATCCGGCATCTTGCTGTATGTGCCAACTCCGGTGGGAATTACCTTACAGGCGCGCCGGTAGAGTACTAAGTCTGTTTGGGCCATCTTCGGGGGTCCAGAATGTTAATATCATCACAAACGTACTGGTCGAACTTCTCAAGCCAGACGGTGTATTGCCTTAGCTGCTCGGCGCTGTCAACGCCGAGAATAACCTTATTAACATAAGGGTTCATTAAAACAAACAGCAGGCAAAATAAGCCTGAGCCTATCGTCATCTGCAATCGCCTGATAATTGGCGCAATTGGCCTGAGGTAGTCGGGAATATCCTTCAGAAATACCGCACCTTGCAGGAATATGCTGCGAACGTAAATCAGGTTTTTCGTATGCCATTCTGGGAAATAAGGCTCAAATCGCCGGTCAAACACACTGTAAGGTACGCAGATTATAGGCAAATATGATGCTATCATGCCAGGCTCTTGATATATAGTAAAAATATCCTCTTTCCATACTATCCTGAAGCGCTTGGCATGTTCAACAAGAAATTCATTACAAGCATACTCCTTTGAGCTGTGCAAGGTGTCAATTCCGACCCTCTGACATTCATCAAGAATCTTAAGGCATTCGCTCTCCGGCACCTGTACGTTACTCAGCCCGTAAGGCTTGCCCCAGTTAGCTGTCCCTATGGCGAGTCTCTTGAAAATGCTGAAATTCGGCATTTCTAATCCCTTCAATCAAATCCCGTATCTGCCTACTATTCAACAGGTTTTCATTGCTGTGATACGGCCTATCGTAGTCCACCAGCCGGCCGTGGTCAACCAAAAAAACCCCGTTTTTCTCATTTTTTGAGATAAGCGTCTCATGCAACTTTTCCCCAGGCCGTATGCCTATCTCCCGTATACCCTTTCCAGGACATACGGCCCTTGCTATATCCACCAACCGGCCTGCGCGGGCCTTCGGCACATAAATGGCCGCTTCGCCGCACAGTAAGGCAAAGAATACCAAGTCCACCGCTTCGTCGATAGTAATCCAGAAACGCGTCATGCGAGTATCTGTTATCGGAACGCTGTCCTCCATTAACTTGTCAAATAGCCGGATAACGGAGCCCCTGGAGGCCAGCACGTTGCCGTATCTGACAACGTTAAACTGCGTCTTGGCGTATGCGTTAGCCGCCAGGAAATACTTCTCGGCACAGAGCTTAGTGGCACCGTAAAGGTTGACCGGCTCGCACGCTTTATCGGTCGATACCAGGACCGCAGAGTCAATCTCGGCCTTGCAGCAGCATTCAACCACGTTCATAGAGCCGAGAACATTCGTCTTTATCGCCTCGCCGGGGTTATACTCAAGCTCCGGTATCCTCTTGAGCGCAGCGGCGTGGACCACAAAGTCTACACCGGCAAGCGCTCTTAGAAGTCTGCTTTGGTCACGAACATCTCCTAAAAAGTATCTGACATTACCATACCCTAACAGCCGTTTCTGCTCGGACTGCTTGTACTCGTCACGACTGTATACAATTATCTTTCTAAGTTCATACTCTTGCAGCCTCTGTACCAACCTCGTGCCGAGACTTCCCGTCCCGCCCGTTATCAGCACATTCTTGCTGTGCAGTTTCTCGGCATATTGCCCGTGGTCGCTTTGTAGTGCCATAATCAACTCTTTGAAGCCATCGCTCAGTATCGTATTTCACAGACCCCAATGCGGCCTCGGTGAACCGCACGGCCTTGACCATTTGCATAAACCGTTCCGGCGTTAGCGCAAAAGACTTATCGAAACCTTCGCCTAACGAGATGTGCTTCTCTATCATTACAACGCCAAGCGCAGTGGCAATGACAGGCGCAATCGTGCCAAGACTGTGGTCGGACAGACCAACGAACCTTGAGAATGTCCTGTTCATCTGCAGGATGGTTCTAAGGTTCAGATCTTCGGCCTTGGTGGGATAGTTGCTAACGCATTTCAGCCATATAGTATTGAACTTCTTGCACCATCGCCTGATCTTGACAATGCCGAAATAGTCCAGCCCGCCCGTAGAGATTATCAAGGGCTTGCCTGTCTCGGCCAGTTTCTTGACTAACGGCTCTTCGGTATTCTCGAAACTGGCCACCTTGTAGGCCGGAAAGTTAAACTTTTCCGCAAAGCGTATTCTTTTAACGCTGTAAATTGTCGGAAACAGCGTAATATCTATCTTCTTGGCATATTCAATCAAAGCCGACACCCAGCCTAAAGGCATTGCCGCTTTATTGTATAGTTTCCAAAGGTTCCAGCCTTTCCACGGACCATCGGGAATATCGAACCTCGGACCCTCGGCATCGACCGTCATATCTTCCGGCTCGTAGAGTTGTATCTTGACTGCATCGGCGCCCGCCATCTTGGCCTTGCGAATGATCCGCTGCGCCCAGTCGTATCGTCGGCAGTGCGAAGCGCCCATATCTGCCACGATATAAACAGGTTTACCTATCTCTCTACCGGCTATTTTCATATTCCATCAGTCCCTTTCGGCAGTGTCCAGCATTCAAGATCTCGCCACTTGCCATTGGCCCAGACCCTGATTACAATGAAAGCATAGTGACGACAATCGTACTGTTTACACTCTTGCGGCATCTTGTCACGTTCCAGCTTGCAGCCGTCAACGGACCAAAAACCACGTTTATCATGCCAGAGGTTCCTATTTTCATCATTCAGCACATCTTTATGGCTTTCGGCACATTTCCGACAGCAGTGTGCAACAAGCACATTGGCCGGACAGTTGCCGTTGCACTGGTAATCATCCAATAGGTACAACCTTAAGCTCATGGCCGGACGGCACGCTTATGGTATGAAGGTCATGCCACCTGCCGCCGAACCATCGTTTCTCAACATAGACCGTATCCCGCCGGCAGTCGTAGGTCCGGCAGGCTTCGGGCCTTTCCTCTCTTGGCAGCTTACAGCCTTTCTCCGACCAGAAACCGTCAGCTTTGCTCCAAAGACTTTTATTGTCATCCGTAAGTGCGTCCGAATGGCCCTGCGCGCAGTTCTGGCAGCAGAAAGGCCGACCTTCCTTGTTCGGGCAGTCCATATCACAAACGTAATCACTCGATAGAGTCAAAGTCATAGATATTCGGTATCCACGCCGGCATCAGGCCATAATACTCCTGGAACTTTATTAAGCCGGCCTCAAATTTTGCGTTATGATACGTACTCTTGCCTTCGTCACCGATAGCGCCCCAGGCCTGCCACAGGCCATAGTCTACAAGCATCTGGTGTACGTGGTTGATGTCGGAGGCGCGTGTCGCATCGGCGGCACTAAAGTCATCGGCGTAGCCGGTGTAAAGCACCCTTAGTGTGTCTCCTGCCTCATCGGAAGACGGTCTCGGCACTATCTTCAACAGGTCCTTGCCTTGAACCGTCCAATAGACAGGCTTATCCGGCGTATAATCACCGGATGTAGGGTCAGGGTATTTAGTCTCAAATTCGTCGGGCGGAAGGTACTTGAGTTTCTTACTCTGGTCACCGTCCATGTACCAGACCTCAAGACAGTGGCATACTGTCGGGTCGAACGATGCAAGGGAATACGTAACATCATCGGAAACGCAGGTCAGCGACGTCCTGTCGTCCGTCTCCGTATCGGGCAGGCCGGGACATCTCCTGACGATCTCGTCCTGCGCATCGTTCAGCCACCTCATGCACCTGTCGGACGTTATCAGGACCGTATCGCCGGACCTTCCGGCGAGTTCCTGAACTTCCGTTATCATACTGGCGCAGCCAAGTGTCATTTTAGAACGTCCTTATCCAAGGTGTTAAGCGTGATATTTCAGTCGCATCACCAACGGTACAGCGGCAGTATATACCCTTATAGCCTATCGTGTCAAAGCCGACCTTTGCGAACCTGTTATTGCCGGAGTCGGCGACGGTAACGTCCTTGACATGATTCTCCGTTATTATGGTAATGCTGTCCACAAAGAGCCGTGCCGTACTGTCAGGGTCCGTCATATCGGCCCAGGCAGTGCCTGTGATCAGGCTAAGGTCCGCTATTAGTTCGCCAATTCCGTTAGTTGTCACACCCCAGAGTTCGCAACTGCCGGAGTCGCTATTATCCGCCTCGCCGGAAAAGACAACCTCGGCTCCGTTAACCTCCGTACCGAACTCGTAATAGCCCCGCGATGTTATATCGGTATAACGAGCGCCTGATGTCGAGCCGTCTAAGGCCGTATCGTCCGATGTGACGTCATCCGCTCGCATCTTCTCATACGACTTTTGAAATGTATGCAGAACCGTCATGCTATCCCCGCTACATCAATATACCACGTCTGGTCGGACATGCCGGCCATTCTCAAGAAGAACTGGTTATAGCCGTGCGTCTCCATCATAAACCGTGCCACCTGGTCTATATGGACACCTGCCGTTGTTATCGGAGTCAGCCAGCAGTTCTGGACGAAACGTATATCATCTGCGTACCGGCACAACTCCTCACGCCTGGCAGGCTGATTGCCGATATGGACATTTGCGACACCGGCAAGCACGATATCATCGTCCCTGCGTGCCATGTAAAGGTAGGCCGAAGACCAGCGGTTCGGGATGTTCGAGGCTATCCGTATCTCAATGGCACGATCCTTCGGCCTGATAGTGTACGAGTCCTTCGGAAGATTGCGCCATGTCATATCCGTGAAGCGCACAGGGTCCTGGGCCTTTATCTTATGCACCTGCTTGTAATGGAACTGGTAGGTCTCCATATCAATCCGTCGGGCCTTTCTCGACTCTCGCAACTTTCTCAGCCAGATAACAGGTTTCGGCCATGTAATTTTGGTATTCCACATTAGATACCTATTAACGCAGGTGACTGCCTCGTTCGTCCGTATACCCTGCCGGAGTCGAACCTGTATCGCGGGCGCCTAAACAGAAGGCCGGTCACCGCAGCCGGCGCAGCGGCCAGGACTCCCGGATAAACACCAATCACCATCTGCCTGTCGCCCTGGCTAAAGGCCGCGCCATCGGCGTCCGGGTGCATCGGCCAGCAATGGAAGGTTATTGCGCCCGTTCGGTTATATCGCGTATCAAGTGCCATTAGTCGGCGGCCTCATATTCACCCTTGGTAAAGCTCGTCCCGTCATCGGCGATAGGCGCCTCGCAGAGTTTTACTGCGCCGCCGTTCTTATAAAGATGTATCTCGCTATCGCCGGCACTGCCGCTTGTTACTGTCTTATTCCGCCAGGCCTCGTAGAGATAGTTTATCGCCGTAAGCACACTGCAAGTAGCGCTCGGCGCTCCCGCTGCTATGTCCACCATTGCCTTATTCCAAATCTCGGTAACGGCATCGGAATTCAGGGCATCTGCGTCGATAGCGTCCGTAGCGATAGCACCGGCATTAACGGCCCCGGCGGTTATCGTCTTGGTATTCACATCGAGAGTAGCTGACAGGTCCTGCGCATCGGTCGAGATAAGCGCTTTGCCATCGGTGCCCTGGAGGCCGTCAACTTCGTCTCGCAGCGCCTCAAGTGAGTCGGTCGCATGGTCAAAGTCGGAGGTATCACCGTCCGTTTTGGTCATGATATTGGCAAGTACCGTATCGTCGACAACTTCCGGCATTGTATCTCTATCGCTAACGGCAACCTTCATCAGATGGTCCAGGTTCAGTTCATCAAGCGCCTTTCGAACGGCCAGTGCTATGATATTGGTGGCATAGGCAGTGGCGCCGACATCGGCGGCGAAGGTGGCATTGTCTATCGCCGCGTTTGCTATAGCATTGGCATCGATAACGCCGGCGGTCATTGTCTTGGTATTGACGTCAAGAGTGCCGGACAGATCCTGTGCATCGGTAGATATAAGTGCCTTATTATCGGCGCCGAGGACGTTCTCTACCAGAAGCTCAAGCTTGCCGGACGCTGCCGAGTCGTCGCTTATCTCATCGACATTGACGTCCGGCTTATTTCCCGTACTGAGGGTAACTGCCTGCGCGTTCCAGTTGACCACGTTCACACCAAGCTGCGCGGTACCCGTAGCGACTGCCGCAGCAGCTATCTGGGTAACATCAGTCTGGAGGTAGTCCGTTGTCGCTGCCGCAAACAGAGAGTCATACACATTCGCATTAACCACCATGAACCGTGCATGGACCGGCAGGTGAACGGAGTCGTTCTGAATGACAATATCGAGAAGGCCTTCGGTATCAAGCTGTGCGGCGGTAAGAGTAAGGTCGTACCAGCCGTCGCAACCTGGTATAGGGTCCCAGGCATTTCCTGATATATCGACCGTAGCGGCCCCGTTATGCTCCAACATCTCGGCCTCATCGGCGTTATCGCCACCGCCGGCCAGTGTAACTGCCGTCTCCGGCGTGAAACCGTCACCCACATCAACAAACGGACCCATTCTGACATCCACCTGGGTATCGGCCTTGAGTATCTGCATTAGCTGGCCTCCATCATCTTGTAATGGTGCATGGCTATGGGGATAGATAGTCCGGGCGCAGCAGCGGGCGGTGAGTAGGTTATATACGTTCGCGGCTTCAGCAGGAAAAAGAACGGATCGACATAGAACTGCATAACATCGTCGGGGGTAAGTGCGCATTCAAAGATTATACAGTGGTCAACGTAGCCAAGGTAGTATTGGTCGCCAAAGCTGCCCAACTGTCCGATTTTGACCTGATAAGTATTACCAATATCGCCGCTACCATCGCTTGCACTGGCCAGTAAGAGCCCGTTACCGTACAAGCGAAGAAGATCCGCTGCCGTATCCCTGACGGCGACCACCTGGTACCAGGTGAGATTGGTGAAATCGGGAGTCGTTACTGACACCGAGCTTTTGGTAACGCCGTCATCAACGTCGAAAACAAGCGTAGTGGCGCCCTCATCAAGACTAATCGCCCACCATTCGACCCCGGCCCCGCCGTAATTTTTCGATATAAGCCTTTGGACGTTGCCGTTATCAAAAGCCCTGAACCAGATAAGAACACTAAAAGATTGCGTGGGAAAGTCGAGCTGGCCTTTACTCTGCTCGCCGAAATCAATATAAGCGGCGGCACTATCGAAGTACATCGCCGAACCAAACTTGGTAGGAAAACTGATTTGTGGCAGGAATGTCTTATTCACCAAGGTGCCGTCATTGCCGAAGCCGGAGATGTCATGGGCGCCGGCCTCATTGAACAGCCAGCAGGCACGAATGTGCCTTGATATCTCGTGCTTATAGTCTATAGCGCGCAGGAATGTTTTGCTTACTATCACGTAGCTGTCCAGTCGGTTACCATTGAATACTGCACTCGGCAGGCGTAGTTCACATCGTCGTCGGGGTTATGAAAGCTGACCTTCGCGGCCCACATACCGTCGGGGACTTCAACATACCACTGCTGAACGCCATGCCCAAGTGTACCCGTAGGGCAATATACATCAGTAGTGTTGGTGAAGTCTACGGTCGCGGCATCCAGCATGAACAGGTCAACGTCATTAGAGTAGTCAACGAGCGTATTTACCATCGAGTTTGCCAGGGTTGAATGTTTAATAAACACCTTCTGACCGTATGTCTCCACGCCTGTTGTATCGCCCATTGAAACAGAGACCTCTCCGCTGGTCATGCCGTTCGAAAAATCAATCTTGCCGTTCTCGACCAGGCCGTAGGACATTCTTCGTATCTCGTGCCAGTCATCGTCCGTAGCGCCTGACTTGCCCCAGACTATCGCTTCGGCGCTTGTCCCGATAGTGGCGGTCGTACAGGCCGCCATGTCTATATGCAGCATGCAAACGACCTCTGAACTAATATCCACCTGAGAGGTCTCTAACCACGGTGTGCCTGAAGCGTTATCATCGAGCAGGGTCCAGTTCAGAAGCTCGGTAGTCGTCCGTTCTTTTTCAAGTGTAGATGCCATTAGCTCACCAGGTTGGTATTCACATCATTTATGAGTGATATTACTGCTGCTTTGGTCTTTATCTGCTGCTCGTATTTGTACTTATCTATGATATTCTGCGCGTTCTGCAGCATCTCGTCCCGGACCCTTGCCAGCAGTTGTGCCAAAGTCAGACCGCTAATAACGGTCTTGGACTGCTGGCTGAACTGTTCGGTATAAACGGGCGGGTCGGTAGCTGGATTCTGCGGATCTTCCCAGAGTTTTACTGTCAGTACAAGATTGACTATCCCCGGACGCCTCTGCTTGACGTCTGTAAGTTCCAGCTCATGCTGCATGACAGGCTCCTATATACAGGCCCGGCCGGTTTTGAGTGCCTGACTCTTTGGCCGGGCCCGGTCTATTCTAAGACAGCCAAGCGCTTCCTTGCGCCCGGCCGTCCAAGAAGCTTAATGTCCCAGGACAATATACCTCAGCGTGCCGGCCTTATCGAAGCAGCCAATCCTTCTTAGCGTTATCGAGCCGGCGCTGTCGATGGCATTGTCCCAATAGCATTTCTGGCATGAATGGATGGTAGTATTATCCACATGCCCCTCGGCATATTGTATCTTGGACAGTGCGGTCGCCACGGTAATTGCGCCCGAGGTCGCATCTGCCGATACGGTAACCTCGCCGCACTCGCCGCGCATGCCGCGCAGGCCAAAATAATGCTGATTAGCCAAATCTATCGCCATTACAAAACTCCTTCATACAAGCCTTTATAATGTTCTGCTACGCATCTGCCGCAAGCGACCATCCCAACGCCGATGCGTACTCCGTCGACTTAGTGGAGTCGATCTGGTATAGCGCAAGTTCGGCAGCGTTTGAGCCGTCATCCTGCGCATAGAATGGTTGGCCCGCAGCTACATTACCGTCCGTTAAAGGACCGGAGTTGCCGCACTTAGTCATATCCTGGGTGGTGGTATTGCACGGACATACACCGCCTACCCAGAACCAGCCAAACTCGTTACCACCGGCGTCATCCGTGCCGGAAAGGTCACGAACAGCCACGGCGAGGGCCCCGCCTTGCGAGCCGTCCGAGTTTGTCAGGTCCGAAGTAACACCCCACCATGCCTGCTGAGGGCTTCCGAGCGCATCGGTCGGATGGTTTGTGCCCTCGTAATGGAAACATAAGCCGTATCCGGTACTGAGGTCGGAGTCGGCATCATAGGCAAGATCCGAGCCCTCGCAGAACTGCATGTAGCACATGGTGTACCAACCGGGGTTATACGTCCCGTCGTTGTAGGCCATTATCTTCGTGCCCGGAGGATAGACCGCCGTCGTCACGCAGGAGTGCGTACCGGAGGCATCGAAACCATCGGTAGGAATACCGAGATTGGGGTCGGGCACGCCCGGCCACTTATCGTAAAGTATCACGTTTCTCATACATATATTAGCCATCTCAATTTCTCCTTATCTTCTTCCCATTATCCTAAATCATTGTTCTGGCTTAACTTAGCTTATGGCCGAAAGCCACATAGATGAATTTGGCTTGTTGCAGACCAAATTGCCTTTCACCATAATTCTGGCCAGCCATCGATCGTACCCGTTTGCCTGGTCGCCCTGCCATTTGAAGTCGGTGACCTTGAAGTTACGGTCCCTGTGAAGGTACAGGAACCAATACTTCATATTCAGTATGAACAGCCACGTCTTCATTGTGCTGGACGTTTGCAGATATGGTACAGACACGCAGGTAAGATTGTCAATCTTGGCTTTTGTGACGAAATTATTCTGCGTCTGGCCGGGATTATACTCGATTTTACTCTCGGCCTCGGCCCTGAGCTTATTGAAAAGCGTCGGGCACATGCAGACGTAAAGGTCGTCGTCCGACTCCATGTAGTGCGCGATGTCACTCTCATGCACCCATTTTCGCAGGTTATAAATGGTAAGGTTGTAGGACGTATCCTGCGAGCTTGACGTTATACTCTGCGTCAGGTCCGCGGGGTCCGCACCCTGCCACCAGTCGTTAGTGCCGCCGGAGATCGAACGGCTCAAGGTCCCGTAAGTGGTATCGTGGTCCAGTGCGCTGATAGCGCTTTGGAACTTGGTGCCACCATCGGCGACGGCTGTAGTTGACCCGGAATTGAAGATCATCTTACACAGCCACCTTCTCATGCCATCGTGCCCTTGAGAGGCCAAAAAGTCCGCCAGGTCCAGAAGCTGCTCCTCTTTACCGGCGGAGATATTCTGCGTGGCCTCATCGGCATCGTAGCGAAGCGGAAGCTGTGCATATTTCCACTGCCATCTCGGCTTCTCAAGCATTTCGGTCTTCTCGTCCGTTAGTGCCTGATTGACCGTATACTCTTGGACAAGTCCTTCCATTGTCCCTTTGACTACAAGCTGTTCGAGATACTTACCGCCGCGGTACATTACCTGGTTCCTGCGCTGAAGCTCCTCGACTACCGGAGTCTTCATGTGAACCTCATTTATGAGCGCGCGGACGAACAGCTCGCGTGTTGCAAGCGTTAAATCCGACATTATTCATCCTTTCTTATTGTATTGCCAGCGGATGACCCCGTTTCTTGAGGTCGGCGAGGGCCTCGGCCCGGCTCGCAGCGGGCTTTACCTCGTGCGAGTCGATTGGTACGGACCCCTGGCCGCTGTCCGTTGGCGTATCTTCGGTCTTCTGCTGGTCCTTCTGCCAGAGTTCCTCGTAGCAGCGTGTAAGCAAGGCCCTGGCCTCAAGCGCCGCAATTACCGGATCGCCCGGATCATTCGACCCGGGAGCATCAACCTCGCCGGAGGTTATCAATTCATTGGCCCGCTTCTGGGCGGCGTTGCGGTACTTGGCACCATATTTCGTATCTAACGGGCTAAGCACCTTCTCGATCCGCTCGCTGGCTGCCTTTTCAGCGGCGTCCTTATCGGCCTTGGACTTATAGCCCTTTATCATGGCATCCTGCTCCGCCATCTGGCCCTTCGCCGCCGCCAGCTCGCCCTTGAGCGCCTTTATCTCCTGAACAATATCGGGGATATCGGCTGTTCGCGGATCGAGCTCCGTCTCCGGCGCCTTCTTGAGTTCGGCAAGCTGCGATTGGAGCGCTTGAATCTGTTCGGTAAAACTACTGACATCCGATTGAAGCGACTCCTTATCGGCGAGTGCCTTTCTCAAATTGGCCTCGGCCTGGTCGGCCCGCTGGCGCTGCTTGTCCCATTCAGGCTTTTCTTTAGACTCTTGGTCTTGCTGCTTCTGGTCTTCTGGTTCCATATATTACCCCCATTCGGATTTGTGCATATATCACGTTCCATGACACAATGTCACGGGGCTATACGCGGCATTTAGCTGATTTCGCTCGTGGCGCTTTCAGCCTCCGCCGGCGTTCAGTTTCGCAATTCTCTCTCTGAGTTCCAGTATATGCTGCTTATTCCTTGCCTTCTGCTTGGCGTCTGGCGAGGCCATGCACTCGGACTCGGCAATCTGTAGTTGTCGCAGCATTACGTCCATATCCGTTGGCCCCTGCGTATCCTGCGGTATTACAACCGGCTGAATACTCGGTGCAGGCTTCTTTTTCTTTTTCATCTTCTTATCCTACATTATCAGACCATTTTGCCTTTTTCACATGCCCGGCGTGGGACTTACCCTGCTTGTCGAAGCATATCCTTATATACCTGCCCTTTGACAGTTTCTTCGTTCTTACTCTTCCGTTGTTTCTTACGCATCTATCAAAGGCTTCAGGTGGCATTTTGACTCTCCTTCTCTGGCACCGTCGGCAATCCGCCCATTATCTGTCGGGTGACTATCTGGGTCGCCTGCCCGGCATCTATCCGGCCTTCCGCCGTCGCCTGGTAGACCTGAAGGAACCTCAGCCATTTCTGGAAGGCGGGTACGGCCTTCAAGATGCCCTTGACGTTCGGCACGTCCAATTCTCTCAGAATGCTCGGCAGCAGCGGACTGGCCACAGGCTGCTTGAGTAGATTGTCGGCCATTATCAGCTTCTGTATCTTCTTGTCCTGGTCGTAGGGCAGCATTGACCTTGGCACGATAGAGATATCGAACCGGACGCTCTTGGCGCCCTGGAGTATCTGCTGGGCGCCGGTAACGCCATCGTCACCGACTATTCTTACCATCTGGTCAAGATCGTAGTTGGCCTGAATTATCTGGGCTATCAGTTCACAGGACCTCCTGACCCATTCATCGTCCAGCATTGCCTGCAGCTTGATCCTGTCCTGGCTCGATAATGCCAGCCAGTTGGCCTCGGTGGCGGTCTTCCTGCCGGGCTCTCGCTCGCCCTTGGCGATACTCTGAAGCCCGGTGATATTCTTGAACTCCTGCACGAACAGTCCGTACAGACTGAGTGCGCCTGCCGATATGTTCGGCGGGTCGGCGAACCTGAAACTGCCCCTGTTGAGCGCGTTTCGCGCCAGTCGGATAACACTGCCCGCACCGGCACCTACCTTGTAATACTCCTTGGTCCTTGGGTTCCTGGCAACGGCGCCCGTCTCCATCATCACCTTCGGGTCGCCGTAGAGTTTCATATTATTGAACAGGTGCGAGACGCTGACGTTTATCATGTCCTGAGTGGACTGATAGAGCTGCACGGCATCCGAACCCTGCCACATGTGCGGAAGCAGGTAATGCTGAGAGACGACAAACGGCCATTCGTAATACCGCCAGGGCTCGTTTCTCAGTATAATCTCGCCGCAGGCGCGCAGCACCATTCTGCCGTTGGGGTACTTCGGCTCGGAATATTCCCTGACCGTCTCGATAGGCCACTGTTCGGGCGATAGCGGCTCGGTGGTCACCGGGTCGATATACCTGCCGTCGACGTTAATTAGCCTACCGCTGGCAACCAAGTCCTGCGCAGCGACCGGCCTCTGGTCCTTGACCTTGGTCTCCTCAAGGTCCTCGAAGTATATCTCCTCCAGCTTGATATATTCCTTATCGCTTCTAAAGTCTAAGGTTGTCGAGGTCTTATCCTGACGCAGGATATGGCTTAGCAGGCGGGTCGGTTTATATAAAGATGTTCCAGGATCCGTGCCGCCCTGGGCGCTTACGTAGACGCTGGTAGTCTTGGCCGCCCTGATGTGCGGGCCGCCGTGCGGGCCAGCTGGCAGGTCCTTGTACCTTGTGGCGGAGTCGCGCAGCTTCTTGGCATGCTTCGGCCAGCGGGATATGGCCCAGTCGAGTTCGACCCATCTCTGGGTGCCTATCGACCGGCACTCGTCGATAGTCTCAGCTGCCGGGTCGGTCCAGAAGAATGCAGGATGCCATAATTTGTGTCTGACAGAGCCCTCCCATCGCTTCTTGCCAGGGTCCCAGCGGGCCTTCGGCTCCCAGTAGAACTTACTAACGCAATAGCCATACAATTTCTTATCGAGAATGGCCCCCAGATGCTCCAGCATCATGCCGTGCTTGTTAATTCCCTTCTGCCAGAGCCAGCGGATATTGCCTATCCAGACGTCCGCGGCCTCCTGGTCCGTGGGCTCCCACGGCTCGCCAACTATCTGCGGATGGTACCGGGCAAGCTTGCTAACCTCGGCCATTGCCGACGGCCAGATATAGTTTAAGACCACCCAGTCCCAGTTCTTACGCGCCTTCTTATGCGATATCTGGTCGCTAAAGAACCATCTCAGCGAGTCCGACCATAAGCCGGACCATGAATTTGTGATATTCATACCGGCAGCTATCAGGTCGTCCAGTTTTTCATTTAGCTCCTGATTACTCTGGTCCATAGTCCTCCGTGCTCTCCTGGCTTGTATGCGACTCCTCGATTAAGGGAACCTTCTCCTGGATCTGGTAGGTTATCCTGACGCCCAGTCCGAACCCCAACCGATAGACGGCAACGCCGGTAGCGACACCCAAAAGGTACAAGCCGATATAGATCATGCGAATATCTCCTCCTCGTCCTCGACAGTCTCACCGTCGGCCACGAAGTCGTCGGGATACGGCTCCGACTCGAACTCGCACCTGATATGCAGCTGAAGCGCTATCATCAGTGCGAATAGAAGATCGTCATTGCGGCCCTTACGGTGGATTTGCTTGCCGTTCTTATCTATAATAAAACTGCGCATCTCCGAGAGAATGTCTGCCGAGTAGATGGTAATATTGAAGTTATGGACCGCATCTACCAAGGTCTGCGTCATTATCGGCCTGGTAAGAGTGGTCGTTCGCCAGCCTAAGGCCTCCGACTCGTCTATATCGTACCTGTCATCGTGGACCTGGCGGTTATAAATATTCTCGTAATCGGCGTCCTTCAAATACTGCAGCATTGCCATGCCGTGCGGCAGTTCCGGCGCTATCCAGGCGTTATTATAGAACCGGCCGGCCAACAGCGCCTGGCGGGCCAGGTCCTTATGCTCGCACCGGCCCCTGTAAATGCCGACCACCTCACTAGTGTTCCTGTCGTAGATGACACCGGCATGGCAGTCGGGTATCGAACTGGCACTGGCAGGGTTGGAAAGCTTGCCCTCGGCAACGTCGAAGCCTATCGTATATTGATGGTCCCGCGGAAGTTTCCATATCTGCCAGCATTCGAAGCTCTTATCGACATTGACCGGCCTGATGTCGTCGATTTTATCGAACAGGCAGGTCCTGCCTTCCGTGACTTTCCGCTGGTGCGCATCCAATACCGGCCCTGCAAATACCGTCCGGCCACCCGCCTGGAAGGCCTCATCGACAGTTGCGGGATACTCCTGCTGAAATAGGTGAAGATCGTTCTGACACTTGTTCCTGATAGCCCAGCGCCGCCAGTATAACTGCTCGTCCGTAAGATTGAACTTGGCCCTGAGAGACTGCTCATACTCGTCGTACTTGAACCGGAACTTCTTGGGAACATCCATTACGTAATCGCTGAAAATGTACCACGGTAAGAATAAGGCAAGATAATTACTGTAGTCCTTGAACCTCCTGTACTGGTCCTTGGCGTCCATATACATATCGTAAAAGGCGCCGCCAATCCCATTACCAGTAGACTCCAAGGCTATTATCGTGCCCTTGTCGTCCGGGACCTCCTGGGCAGCACCGCCGAACTGCTCCTTGAAACTCGACCAAAACGCGGCCTCCGAGGCGTGAAAATAGTGCGTAAGACCACCCCTTCCCAAAACGTCCTTGCCGGCAGTCTGAACGAGTAACTGACTCCTGTGAGGAGCACTATAAATTATCTCCTTGCGAGAGGAAAAATCCGTCGGACGCCTTGTGTCAAGCTCCGATTGGAACATCCTGCTCATCGCAAAAACCTTCTGTGAAGCGTCCAAATCGACACTGCTAATAGTCGCAAAACGGTTGGGACGTAAGTTTATCTCGGCAAAAAAACGAGCGGCAAAGTAGGTAGATACCCCCTCACGACGGGCCTTTAAAACCAAAACACGCATCGGATAACCACGCTTATGCTGCTCAAATAAGGTCCTGTCAATGCACTTCTGACTGAAATTCAACGACAAACTCTCGACAGTCGCCTGCATAGTGACAATCTTCAAACGCTTCATGTACCGAAGCAACTGACCCCTGATAACCTCGTCCTGACTCAGTCCCAACTTCTTACCCAAGGTACTATCCTCGAAATCTCCGTGACGTCACCAATATCACTAAACTGACAGAAAATACCCCGTAAACCAAAAGTCTTGAAATGAACACTCGCCATCCGATTGCCACCAGTATCAACCACACTAACATCACCCAACCAAGCCTGAGAGTCAACCGTAATAGTGTCCACCCAAAGCCTCGCAGAACTGTCGGCATTCGTCATGTCCGCAAACGCAGTGCCTGTCTTCAACGTCAAATCGCATATGAAACTGCCAACCCCGTCATTACTAACACCCCAAATCCGACATTCACCGTAGTCAGTATCGTCCGCCTCACCACTAAAAACCAAAACACAACCCTCAACACCAGGTGAAAATTCGTAAATGTCACGCTTGGTTATCTCAGTGTACTTGTAACCACTCGTAGTGCCATCAACAGCAGTATCATCCGCAGTTACATCAACAATCCGAGCCTTGTCATAAGATAATATCCGCTTCGTAGCCATATCCAAAACCCCTAAACTACGTAAATTCTAAAACCCCAACAGAATGCATCAAAATGCCAATCGTACGAGAAAAAAATTCCAGCAATAAACAAAAACCACCAAAATAAACCAAAAATACACATCCAACTAAAAACATAACTAAAAATAACTTACCTAAATTACTAAACCCCCAAATTCGTAACCAAAATGCCAATCCTACGAGAAATTCAAAAACTATACAAAAAGTAACAATATATCACAAAGAAATTACCTAAATTAACGGATTCCAGAGGGAAATTTTGGGCGAGAGAGTTAGCTACATTATATTCTTTCAGGTAGGCAGGGATGGGTAGGGGTAAGGATGTGTCCTGTGCTAAGAATGAAGTAGAAAAGAAGAGAGTTTGCCGCCGCCGCCAAAGTTATCCACAATGAACAAGGCTGGCAAGTGCTTATGAGTGCATGATTTATGGCCGATAAGCCAAAGTTATCCACAATTTATTCGGCCAAAATCAGCTCGGATGCGTCCGTCTCGGCTATCAGCTGCCGAAATTCGTCCTCAATATCACCCTTATCCTCATCTATCGTCTCAAAACCCGGATCCTTGTGGCTTGGATACCACTTCTGCAGGAACTCCAGCATCTTGGCTACCGTACCGTTTTGACGCTTCTTAATAGCATCAGCCAAAGTGTCCCAGGCATAATCCTCCAACTTGGCACGATTGTGACCAGATTCGACAATATCGGCCTTTTTGAGTAGATTTATCAGCTCCGCACAACGCTTTTCCTTACGTAAAACATAACTTGCCACTTGCTTGGAGTCTGGCTTATAACCAGCTGTAACGTATGCTTGTTGTGGTTTATATCCTCGATTTATTAAGTATGCGAAGAGTAGTTTTTGCTTACTTATTCTGGTTTCCAGGTATTGTAGTCTTTCTTGTTCTTTTTCTGTCAGCATTTCCTTGATCTCTCTTGTTTTCCCGCGTGTTAGATGATTACCTAACTTATGCTTTATTTTGGTATATTGTTAATGGTGTTTCTGTTTTAGGTTTGGCTTTGTGATTTGTTTTTATGGTAATCTGTTCTATGTGGTTTGCATTCATAGTGCTGTCAGTTCGAGCATATCGGTAAAAGCCGTGTTTTTCGCGGAACCGCTGAGAATTCAATTAACTTGCCAAAGAGTTTACCTTGCCTGTTCTGGAGTAAATCGGTCCGGATTGTGCGCCTTGATAACGCCATAACCGTCTCGCAAATACGGCAAACCGGTCTTAGTGTCAAGGGCAAAGCGGAAAAAACTTTCCTTCTTGCTGTAAGTCTTTATTTCTACGCGGTTTATAGCTGAAAAAAGTTTACAAATATTCAAGTTTTCCCTTGTGTTTCGCCGATAGAAGAGTAGAATTGCGATTATGAGACTGACTTGCTGCAATCTGTTATCAACTTCGGGGCCGTCCCTCGCTTTTGTCCCTGTCAGTCTCATGCCGGGACGGTCCCACTTTCAAGGAGTCTGACTATGAAAACCGAAGAAATGCACCAGCGCTGCCCCGAATGCGGCTACGTACTCGTCCCGGACAGAGAAATCGCCGACAGATGGTACTGCGTACGCTGCCAGGCAGAATTCGATTTCGTTCCGGATGAAACACAAGAAGGCTGATGAAAGACAATCACTAACCTGTTTGGAGGTATAGAACCATGAAAGCTATTAAACATTACACATTTCAAGAGAAATTGGATATTTTGCTGGATGAAACGCCGACTTGGACGGACCCATACCTTGCCCAGCTGGCAAGGATGCTGGACAAGATGAGTTTTTTCGATTTGCAACAGCTGACCAAGACAATCGGCAAAATAGCCAAAGGCAAAAAAACGAACAACTAAATTGAAAGGGTGGAAAAATGGGTTATTCATGCACAGTAAAAGCACATTATGTATTAAAAGAACTCTTAGTTCAGCTCCAAGTATCGGGTGAAAATTCCAGTAATACTTGGACTATTACAACAGGCCAATATAGCGGCACACAAGCATTTTATGAGATTGGCCAAGAACAAGAGGACGGCGCTATAACTGGCAGTGTTTACGTCTTCGGAAATGATTGGTGCAAACGCGCGGGTAGTTTCCGCATCGAACCGAACGGAGAAATTACCCGGTTCCCGTTGACAATCAAGCCGCAACGAGAATCTGCGATAGTCGCGGGGCTCATAAAATACCATGACATCCATGAGCCCGGTTGGAGAAAAGACGGCATACTACAAAAGCGAATCCGAGGTGCAAATTTCGTGGTTATCGACTAATTGAAAGGGTGGAAAAATGCTAACAGAACGAGAAAACACGACAGAAATCGACAAAAGGGTAGCAAAGGTACTAAAAGCAGTATTACCAAAGGAAAGCAGTCGGTATGCATGTAATCAAGTTTATGCTGAACAAGTGCACGTCTATCGTTATGGACGGATACGGGACGCAAGCCTACTAACAGTCACGGACGGACGGTGTTTACTATCGGTCGAAGTCCAACACAATCTGGCCGATGGACTATACAACCTAAAAGATAACGTACTTTTCCGATCAGCGGATAACGGTGACATATTCCCAAAGTACCGGGAAATTTTCCCGGACCACGAAGAGCCACAATCGGTCGGCTACCCGTTTCTACGAGCTGTTTTGACGGCGATAATCAGACAGCAATATTTTCTCAATTTGTGGCTATACGAAAAAATCCTAAAAGCTATTGAGAAATTAGACTGGTTTTATCAGTTGGCTTTTGCTGTCGATGTAGAAGGCAAAATTGCCACCGATAGACCCGTAACGCTTTACGGCCAGAACGGCAGAAACCAACTGAAAGCCGTGTTTATGCCATACAACAAGGGATAGCCTACATCACCGGCCAGGTTAAAATCTGGTCGGACCTGTACGCTATTAGTGCTATCGAACAACTAAATTGAAAGGCTGGAAACATGGACGCATACATATATAAAGCTGCGTTGTACTGCGAGGATTGTATTGAGAAAATCAAGGCTGAACTGACACCGCCAGCCGACCCAAAACATAAAAATACATACGACAGCGACGACTATCCTAAAGGTCCGTATGCCGATGGCGGCGGCGAAGCCGATGCTCCACAACACTGTTATGGATGCGGAGTTTTTCTCGAAAACCAGCTAACGACAGACGGCTACAAATATGTACTTGCCACAGTGCAAGAATATATCTACCTTGAAGAATCGATAGCGAATTGGTTCGAGTTTTACCAACTTCAATTAACGTATTGAGGGACCGCGAACCGGCCAGGGATGGCCTAACTTTGAAAGGATGGAAAAATGAGTTATGAAAAAGCAACGACAAAGCAGATAAAACAAGCATTGCAATCGCACTTTGACTATAAATTCTCAGTGCGGCAAGGACGCGGGACCGCCCACCATTGGATTTCGGTTCGATGGACGGATGGACCAACACAAGAGGCAGTCAGGCTTTTTTGCGGCAAGTATAACGATTCTGCAAATGATGATATTATAACCGATTTATGGTGTGGCTCACAGTACACCACAGTGTCTCGGTCTTATTCGGAAAAATACTGTTTTTTGCTGAATAACTTATTGGACCTGCGAACCCCGCCGACACTTCAGGCGCAAATATATAATTATTATACCTTGCTAATTCGCAGACACGGGCCAGCCGCAAATATCAAATTCTCCAGAGTCAAGAACCATTTTGAAATAGAAACAGACGATGCCCGTTGGCTTGACAATGCCGACATAGTTGAAAAGTGCTTAACCCAACAAGGCTATAAAGTAGACCGATTAGCGGACGGCAAGCGATTTTGTGTGAGCAAATAGGATAGATGACTAACCCCAAACCATAGCCCTTTTTAAGGACCGATACTACTGATAACCGATAAACTGCCGGCCAGAAAGCGGCAAATTGTCGAAATGCGGGGATAAACCACCAACCAAGGCCCGTTTGACCATCCTGCGGCGCGTCAGGACGTCTCACGGGCCTTGTGTGTGGCGTCAAGCAGGTCGCTACTCTCAGAATAAAGAGACCGAAGCTCCTCACCAAGCCGAACGGCACGCTTCTGCAGATCAGCCAGGTCGGCAAGTAAAGACATAACCTGACGGCCTAAGTCCTGACAGCGACGACTGCGCTCCAAAAAATCATTCGTCATAAGCCAAACCTATCCGGTCAGAACCAGGTGAAAACCAATACTCGCAGCCCCTCGGCAAATCATCCAAACAACAGCGAACTAACCTGTGATAACAGTCAGAACATGAAAAACCGTCAACGTCAGCCATTATCTCCAAACTCCGCAACCGACGGTCATACGCCTTCTCATCCCGCCAGCGGTCAAGCTGCTCAGACCGCTCGGCCTCAGTTAAACCACGCCACCATGCCTGACGCTTCACCTTCGGCTTCCAAGCATCCAACTTACGCTGTCCTGACCTTTTTTTTGACACTATCTCGCTATTTCCCCACTTTTCGCGCAATTTCTCCATGTCTCCAAGATATAGCAAAAGCCTAATTAAGCTTGTAAAGAGTAAACATCTAATTTCCTTAGCATACAAGCAACCAGGGAAACTGAAATAACATTCGAAGGAGGTCGTTGCGAGCCAGGTAGAGGCAAGATTCGGAGAGAAGCCCCCCGTTTCCAGGAGGCTTCGTGTATGAACCAGCTGTCGGCTGAGTTCATCGATCGCCCTGTATCGTCTAACCATTATGCCCAGCAGTAAGCTACTTCGCAAGATACAGTCCGAGTACACCAAAAAGGTGGCAGTAAGTGTCCGGCAACCCTCTTACTGACTTGAATGCTCCGCTGTGATACACGCTATCCTTTGTGACACACGCTATCCTTTCCTGCTGCCGATAGCTTTGCATGACTTCCTGCGCCGCAGCGCCAGACTCGAAAGTCACGAGCCTAAATTAAATGTCTATCGACCAAAAAAGCAAAAACGATAGTGGATAGGCCGAAGCATCCTTTCGGAGCCTGCATCTACTTATTAAGCCTTGAGAGGTTCATGCAGTAACCATCGGCCTATCCAGACATCTAATTCATGCTCCTTTGGCACATCAACATAACTACAAAAGAATACTGCTGCCGTCAAGGAAAAAATTCAAAATCTTGAAAAATTATTCTGTCCCATTCCCCCGCCTTTTGTTTGGTAAACAGCTAACAATATACTCAATATTTTCGTTTTTTGCCAAAAACTTGATTACCCACGCCAAAACGAAATTTCGTAACCTTAAACTCTGCGAAGGCCAAAATTTTTTTACAAATTCTCAAGTTTTAGCTTGCCTTCCGCCGATGAAAGAGTAAGTTTGTAATTATGGTTGTCATTTGTATCATTCTGTTTGGCTCTTTTGAACCTTCGACAAAGCACAGCAAGCCTGCGTTGTGGGGCCGGCGCATGCTTTCGCATCGATGACAACCATCTCTGTGCCGGCCCCAATTTTTTGAGGTGAGCTATGTCGCGTAGAAGTAGGGGAAAAAACCAGGGTGAAACAGAAACAAAAGTCATGGCGATAGTCATGGAAAGCCACGAACTTCTCCAACTTCTTGCCGACCTTGGAAAGGAATATGAGAACGCAGGACTTAATGTTTTTCTTGCCGGTTTTGCCACAGGGGTCGAATTCGCCTGCGAGTTAGTAGATGATGGTATATTGCCATTCAAAAAGGATACAGTATGACCACACTCACAATAGATCTGCGAAATACAACCATAACAATGCAATACGCCCAAGTTGTCTCGGCTGTGGTCAAGGCAATGGCACAAGAGCTACACGGCCAGCATGAACTCAGGCCGGACACACTGATCTACGTCTGGCAGAAACTCCACGGAACCAAACTTGCCGGCGAGATAACCTTCGGGTACATGCTGGGCTTTGCGAAAGCGTGTGACAAAATATTGAACGGCGAACTGAAACTAAAAGTCATACAAAATGTGCCAGGGGCAGGAGATGTACGGGAAAATAAAGGCATGGACGATATCTGACATCGAAAGCACCTGCCCCTGGCTTATTTAGAAAGGAGAATTGATATGGATAGTGAAAAAAGAATTGTAGAAATCCATGGCATCAAGATGGAAGTAGATTTGCGCTACGCCAAGCGCATAGACACCTATCGTGTCGGAGATGCTGTTAAACTATTAATAAAAGAACATAGTTACAGCAGTTCTTACTCCACATATCCTGGTGTTATCGTTGGCTTTTGCGGCTTTGCACACCAACCTGCTATCGAAATTCTCTATCTCAAAAACGATGGCGATATATGTTTAATGGCCTTTAGCGAAAAGGCAGATGCTGAACTCGCGCCCTTCAATGATTACGAGATTGTTTTTACCCGTGCGGATGTCTTAGAAAAGATGGACCGTAAAATTTTCGAGAAAGAAGAAGAACTGCACACATTGAAACTCAAGCGAGAGGCATTTGTCAAACATTTTGGCGAGGCATTTCCAAGAGAAATGGAAGTTGCATTAGAAAAGGAGAAACCATGAAAACATTTACACTATAAGGAGAAACAATATGGAGAATAACAAAAGCGACTTATTTGAATGGAAAAATAATGAACATCGATAGAGAATGTGAGCGTATCGAAAACAACCCAAATCTAACGGATGAAGAAAAATCTCAACGCATAGCTGACTTGGAGCAAGATGCACGCGACATGCATGGCCAATACTTAGCTGAACGCGAAGAATTAGATAGGAAGTATGGTTATTGACAAGCCACGCACGAACTAAGGACGGTGGGGTGGACAGGGATGTTCTGCCGAATACCCCGCAGGGATGCTTGCTTACGGAGAAGCGCCGGAGACGCACAACTGTTAGGCTATCGCATCGTCATCCGGCTTGCCGTAGCATCCCCACCGTCTTTTTTGAACCGTGACGCGGCCCAGCGCATTAGAAAAGGAGAAACCATGAAAACATTTACACTATGCAGTATTATCTTATTTTGTGCCGGCTGCAGTGAGTTCGTGGCCGGTGTGACCGGCGGTGCAGCCACGACCGAAACATTACACGCCTGGCAGCAGAACCTGGAAGCCAAACAGGCAGAGCTGCAGAGCCGCTACAACGCGGTATTAGCCGAGATTGAGGCGGCACCAGATCCTAACGCACTGGCGATGGCGCGCAAGAAACTGGAAGCCGTACAGGACATGCAACTCGCCAATGAGTCGGCACTTGTAACCGTCAAGAGCCTGCTGGCCATGCCTAAGCCAGACGCAGACACGCGAGGCGACTGGCAGCAGTGGCTTGCGGCGCTAATAGCAAGCGTAGGTGCGCTCGGGTACCAGACCTGGACCAAAAAGACAGTAGCCAACAAGTACGCCGCACATAAAGATGGCCAGATAAAGTTCAATCTGGAAAACCCAGAGGCGGCGAAGGCGCTGTATGAGATTATTGGTAATAGCAGAAACGCCAGGGGAATAAAATAAGTGGCGACTGGTGGTCAAGGACCCCTCGCGTGGGTGGTCCGCACCAGGTATCGGCTGGCCGGGCTTAGACTCGCATTCGTCACCGGCCAGCCTGTTTTGGAAAGGTTAAAAAATGAGAAAAGAAATGTCGGGACTCAAAAGGTGGAAGAAATTTGTGATATTTGCGCAAAATGTGATTGAAACTTTAATTGGGATTGCAGTGATAATTCTCTTACCGATCAGCTTAAACGCCACGATGTTCATAGGGGCCTTCGCGGCAAATTGCCCGCCCGCTACACCTGTGGATCCAAATCAATGTGCCTTTGACTTTGCACCGATCGTGGACGGCAGTGAGGTACGACAATGCTTGCAAGTCTGGGTCAACGAACAGTACACAGGCTGTCTGACAGCGTGTGAACCGGACGGCGAAGCTGTCATTGTTGCTACTGTAAATGTACCGCCAGGTGTGAACTTGGATCTGGCAGCGATAGATACGGTCACAGACCCGAACACCGGCGCGGTAACACGAGCATATCAATGGACATGGACGCCAACCGAGGCGCAAGTTGGTGTTCATTACCTCAGTTTCATCGCTGTCGACCCGCACAACGCGACTGATAAAATGACGGTTGCTGTTCTGGTGAAACTGAACAAACCGCCAGTGATAGGACCTTGTGGGGGTTGATATAGTCCGGATGAAAGGAGAAAGGACATGGACACAATACAGCTTTCAGTCGCCATTTACTTTATTCCTCTAATCATTATAGACTCCATACAAACCTTCATGTTGATTGTCTTTTGGCTGATTCTAAAATTTCACCTCCGAATAGACCACAATTACAAACGAAAGGAAAATTGAAAGGGTAGAAACATGAAGAATAAAGGCATGTTCTGGCATGTGCACCACAATCGGCTACTTGAATACTGCTATGACTATCGGGGCCGGCTGAACACCATCAATACTACCAAACCAAAAGCTGAGCGCAAATTGCGCAAAAGGCTGATCAAGCCGGTAAAAGGCAAACTGCCAGCAAAATTAACCAAAGCGTGGCAAGCCTACGCCAAAGCACGGCAAGCCTACCTCAAAGCGGAGCAAGCGTACGACAAAGCGGACCAAGCCTCCGACAAAGCACGGCAAGCCTGCAACAAAGCGTGGCAAGCCTACGACAAAGCACGGCAAGCCTGCAACAAAGCGTGGCAAGCCTATGTCAACACAGGGCAATCCTACGATAAAGCACAGGGAGCCTGCGTCAAAGCGGAGCAAGCCTGCGTCAAAGCACCGCAAGCCTTCGCCAAAGCACGGCAAGCCTACGACAAAGCGGAGCAATCCTACGACAAAGCACGGCAAGCCTGCAACAAAGCGTGGCAAGCGTACGACAAAGCGGGCCAAGCCTCGGACAAAGCACAGCAAGCCTGCGCCAAAGCGGAGCAAGCCTACGACAAAGCACGACGAGCCTACGACAACGCACGACCAACCTACAATGAAGTGCTGGAAAACTATTTACCCATATTAGAAGTCCTGCACGCTAAAGAATGCCCAGATTGTCCTTGGGATGGCAAAAAAATAATATTCAATTCAGGTGCAAGCAGTTAGAAAAAGCAGGCAAGGAAATCAATAGCATAACGGCTATTTGGAATTGGCCTAAATTACTATGCTAATTGAAAGGGTGGAACAATGAAAAACAAAGGCATGTTCTGGCATGTGCACCATAATCAGCTGCTTGAATACTGCTATGATTATAAGCGCCGGCTGAACACCATCAATACTACCAAACCAAGAAATGAGCGCAAATTGCGCAAAAGGCTGATCAAGCCGGTAAAAGGCAAACTGCCAGCAAAATTAACCAACGCACTGCAAGCCTACGCCAAAGCAGGGCAAGCCTGCGTCAAAGCACGGCAACCCTGCGTCAAAGCAGGGCAAGCCTACGTCAAAGCGGAGCAAGCCTGCAACAAAGCGTGGCAAGCCTACAACAAAGCACGGCAAGCCTACGACAAAGCACAGCGAGCCTACGACAACGCAGAACTCATCTACGATAGAGTGCTGGAAAATTATTTACCCGAATTAGAAGTCCTGCACGCTAAAGAATGCCCAGATTGTCCGTGGGACGGCAAAAAAATAATATTCAATAAATAAGTCCCTGTGGGGGATAGAAAGGAGAAGCCATCACTGAGAAACCAATAATATTTTCGCCTCGTATGGATGGGAAACAAACCCCTACGTCTGGGCAATAACATTCACGCGGAAACCGAAACCATGACTGGCAAAAGTAATATGTATACCAAATCCGTGAAGCAGTGGAACCCGTTTGTTGGGTGTCGTTTTGATTGTAGCTACTGCTTTGCATCTTTCCGCCGACAGATAAGGCGGTGGGGCAAGAAGCACTGCCAGAAGTGCTATAATTTTGAGCCGCACTTTCACCCTGAACGATTAACTCAGTGGCTACCAAGAACGAAGCCGGGAGAATTTATCTTTGCGTGCGCGATGGGCGATGTTGCCTTTGCTGAGAGGTCGAATTTGTACCACATAAATTCACTGATATGGGCGTGGCCCGACCGGACCTTCTTACTTCAATCAAAGAACCCATCGTGTTTTTCGGACCGTCAGTTACGTTTGCCCGACAACGTCATTCTCGGCACCACCATCGAGACCAACCGCGATAAAGGTTACGACAAAATCTCAAAGGCCCCACCGCCAAGTCAGCGGTTCGCAGAGTTTCTGGAAGTTAAGCATCCACGAAAGATGCTAACAATCGAACCGATTATGGACTTTGACCTTGATGTGATGGCCCACTGGATTCGGCAGGTCAATCCCGAAACCGTCTGGATCGGCTACGACTCAAAAAAGACCGGCTTACCAGAGCCGCCTTTGTCGAAGACCCAGGAGATTGTACGTATACTTCAGCCTTTTATTTTCACTAAGACAATGCGTCCCAGCCTGCAGGAGAAACCGAAGCCATGACCCACGATGAATTTGAAAAACGCTTTGTGAACCGGATAGTATGTGGCGACGCAGAGGGCAGGGCAATTAGGACTGTGGAGTAAATGAAGCAGATATAGCGGCGATTTTAAGACCGGCGTTGCCGATGATGCACACCAGGTGTTTCTCGGTGCCGTGATTAAGCTTTCGTGAAAGGAGAACAATGTCATGAATAAAAGTACACAAACAGAATATGAGAAAATTGCAGCTTTAATAGCCGCGACTGCAAGTGAAGACAAAATGAAATCATTTGCTGAACAGGCATTAACGATGGCTGTTCAATCGTATGATGTTCGGGACAAACTGAAGACGCTAATCAGTCCTAAAGTGACACAATTAGCCGCGCAACTGATTAAAACTAAGATATTTCAACAAAAACTGGAAACAGCAGTAAGTGATGAGTTAATCGCGTTAATTAACCCAGCGGTACAGCTTGTTTGCCGAGAATTACTCTCTGGAATAACGAAAAAATAAACTACCATGATAACCAGTTTTGTTTTTGGGCTGGCGGCAGCAGGAGTTCTTAGATTCGCTTTGTTGGGTAAATCCTGTCTGTTGGCCGAGGCCATATAATACAGACCCCCCTGCCCGCCAGCCTATATATTTGGGACAGCTGTTGAGACCGGTAGTCTAAGGACAAGAGAGGTGGAGTCTTATACCGTGAAGATATGACAAGTCACGAGATGATAAGAGACGTAGAGCAATGAAAAGAGAATAGAACTTGACGTAACGAGTGGACAAGACGAGTTGCGAGGCAACCGAGTTGTACCCCAACAGGCAGAAAAAGCGTTCAGAATTTTAAGCAGAAGGCAGGGCAGTTAGGACTGTGGAGTGAATGAAATGGCGAAGAAAGAAAAAGACGTAGTTTACAAATGCGGGCCGCTCGAAGTGGCGAAGGTTGTCACGCCTGTGAAATATGTTCTCTGCCGCTGTGTTGGGTTTAATAAAGAGCCTTTCGCAGAGACGAGAGACCTTAATGAGGCAAAGAAAATCGTTAATGCTCTACATCTACACGAGACTAAATGGAACAAGTAATGCGAATAATCGGAATAGACCCAGGGCAGTTAGCACTGTGGAGTAAATGAAATAGTGAAGAAAAAGGCTAAATAAATGTCATATTGCCCATATTACAATTTGGATTGCCCCTCTTGGGACGATGCAGCAGATGAGTGCACTGGAGAATTTTATGCTATTGTCTTTCAGAACCCACAACAAGCGTGGCAAAAGCGCTGTGCAGAAATACGACAGAAATTAAAGGAAACCCAAAATGGTCGTCAAATAGGGGCCGAAAAAGAGCAGGGCAGTTAGCATTGTCGAGTGAATGATGGGACGAAAAAAAGGGCCCCCGAAAATAAAGTGGGCAGGCAAACGATGGAAGTGTCCTCGATGCCACCGCATAAACCTCACGGAACTTAACAACCAGCAATGCAAGCACAGCCGCAAATGCAAGCAATGTGGCTATGGTGTGATAATGCACAGCGCCCACACGGATACGGATAGATACTATTACCAGAGCATCATCAAGATCGAGTCTTATGCCGACTAATAAAATTATATGCCGTAAGTGCGGCAAGGCCTGGGGACCGCTGGCTTATCGCGTAGAGAGCCATAAATACCGGCGCCTCAAAGGCCTTAAGCACGCTTATCAGCGAAAGACGTGCGAGAAATGCCGAACAATAAATTGGAAGCAAATAAAGGTTCGCTTTCGGCCCAGAGACGCCGAGATACTAAGGCGTGAAGCAAAAGAATTAAACATAACTGTCGCAGAACTGATAAGGTCACTGTATCGAATTTATGTAAAGCAGAAACTTCTATGAAACTACAAAAACCTTATTCAGGCTTGTTGCCACCCTTGAGCACGGAAGAGCAAGAGAGTCTTCGTCTTAGCATTGAGGCCGATGGTGTCCGCGACCCGATAATTATTGACGAAGTCGGTAACATCCTGGACGGCCATCATCGTTACAAGTTCTGTCCAACAGCAGCGACACG